CTCTTCAAGGCACAGTTGAAGCCGCTCACCGAGGAACGTGGAAAGCTCCTCGATAACATCAGGAACAAGGCCGAGCACACCAAAGAAAAGTGCTTCAAGTTCGTAGACCAAGAAGCCGGATATGTCGGGTACTACTCGAAGGATGGATTCCTCGTTGAATCACGGCCCATCCGTCAAGACGAACGCCAGAAGACTATTATGAGTCTCGGTAGGAAAACAGGAACAGACAACTAATCTCGTAAACAACATGGAAAACATCGAAGTAAAAGTCGAGTGCGGTGTGAAAACGCTCGAAATCCGCGAGGGGGATGCCCTTCCTCTTCACGAACCCGTCAAGGTCAGAATCGACGGTGTGATAGACACCCCGTTCAAATGGTTGGAAAAGCGGGTGGCTGAAATCAACCAGAAGACAAGTCATATCATCGTGAACCGTGATAAAATGGTTATTGCTCTCATCATCGACGAGACGAACCACTATCGCGCGGAGGTCTCCGGGAAATTGGAATATCACCCCGATTTCCTCGCACTTGGTATCAATCAAGGCAACTATATCACCCCGATTCAGATGGCAGAACTTATCAAAATGAATCGGAGCCTCTTCGAGAATCGCCAGACTGCGATGGAGTTGGTTTCCCTTCTCCGTGCATTCAAGGGGCGCATCGACAAAGAGGTGGAAGCCGAATTCAATCCGAACAAGGGCGATAAACGGCTGCTTATCGCTCAAAAGGTAGACAGTAACCTTCCTCCTTCATTCAATGTGTGCGTTCCGGTTTTCAAGGGCCAGAATAAGCAGACCTTCGCGGTTGAGACCTACTTCAACCCCGACGACCTGACTTGTACGCTCGTATCACCCGATGCCAACGACCACGAAAAGGAGGTACGCGACAGTATCATTGACTCGGTGCTCGAATCCATCCGTGAGGTGGCCGGCGACATCGCCATCCTCGAAGTGTAGCCAACTATCACCACCTCCCCAACTGCGGGAGGTGGTTTATAAACCGCTCAAATTATGAATATCGACGACCTTTTGCAGGAGGCTCAAGAGATACAAGATTTTCTCGAAAGCGTACCAGATAACAACGAAGACCCTAATGAGTTGGCAATACGGCTGACGTACCTGAACAACTATATGGCCCGTAGCGGGAAAATGCTTGCTGACGCGAAACAGATGCAAGATTCTGCAATTTCCGCGGCCTATGCAGAGCACTCGAAAGCCATTCTCAAGATGCCGGCAACGATAGCAATGAAGTTTATTGCATCACAAACGGTAACAGAAAATTACCTCGTGAACTGGCTTGACAGAATCAACCGTACCTGCACGCATCAGTCGGACAACATCAGAACCCAGATTTCATTTGCAAAGGAGCAAATGAGTTTAACAAGACGGGGATATTAACGCAATGAAAGAAGGTTACATACCGATTAGCCGTAAGCTGTTTGAGAGCCTTTGGTGGCTCGAAGAGCGAGAATTCAGTAAGGCCGAAGCGTGGCTTGACATGATTCAGTCAGCCCGGTTTGAGGCGAGTTCGACCAAGATGTTAGTCGGGTGTAAGGTCATCGAGGTAGGACGCGGGGAGTTCCCTGCGACTATCCGATTCCTCGCTAAACGCTGGGGATGGAACAAGAACCGTGTAGACAGATTTTTGAAACTGCTCGTCGCCGAAAATATGATAACCACGAGGACAGCAAGCGGGACAAGCCAGACGATTATAAAGCTATGTAATTACGACGATTACAATCCGACAAACGAAGAAGTGGGACAAAAACGGGACAAGATTGGGACAGTTTTGGGACAACAGCGGGACAACGCCGGGACAAAGAATAATAAAGGAAATAAAGACAATAAGGGAAAAATAGAGAATAGCGAGTCTGGCGACTCGGCCCCTCTCTCTCCGTCTCCTGATTTTGTGAAATTTCAGAAGTGGATTGAAAAGAACGCTCCGAACGTAGCCCAAATGCGTTACCCATTCACAGAGGACGAATTTGTGCGTCTTAAAGCCGATTTCGGCGTCAAGTACATGCAATTCTTGATTTTGCAGATGCACAATTACAAACCTTTGCTGAAAAAGTATCAAAGCGCCAATCTGACTTTTCGGAATTGGGCAAAGCGCGAACAAGATGGCGATTTTGCTGACGGTCGCAAACTGACACCCAAAAGCGAATCGGAAAAGACGACATTATTGGAACGACTTGAAAACAACGGATGATATGGATATTCAGTCAATTATTGCTCAAATGAAAAACAGCGGCCATGACCCCGTAAGGAGCCGCAGGGTGTATAGCTGGGGCGACCGCAACACATGTCAGCGGTTGTTTATCGAGATATTCCAATCCGTTGATAAAACGGCCACAAACTTCGAGTTCCTTCCGGAATATAATGCCATAATCGACTGGATGACGAATACTCGCGGGATGGGTTTATTGCTTACCGGAGACTGCGGACGCGGAAAGAGTACGATTCTTACGGGTGTTGTTCCGGTCTTGCTATACCAAGCAACAGGGCTTGTCGTCCGGCCTGTTCACTCGGAACAATTCGAGCGACCTTGCGCCGCATCATGGCCGAACGCAGGAAAAGAGCCAAAGAATATCGACTACCTCTGTAACACCTACTTCCCGATAATCGACGAAATCGGTATCGAACCTCTCATTAACGATTTCGGAGAAAAATACGAAGGATTCAACCGCGTGTTGAATATTGCCGAGCAAAGGTTAAAGCCGGTGTTTGTTTCCACGAACCTTACCCCAGAACAGATGCTCGCCCGCTATGATGTGCGTACTATCGACCGTCTCGTGAGGTTGAGCAAGATGGTGAAATTCGAGGGAAAGAGCTATCGAAAATAATTGCAACTTACTGAAAAATAATGTGTTATCCGTTTGGTAAAAAGTCAAACTATTGATAGTTTTACACTATAAATAATTGAAAACCAAGCAAGTATGAAACGATGTGGGAAATGCGGCAGAGAACTTCCAGAATCAGAGTTCTACCGTAAAGAAAAATCGCCAGACGGTTTGCAAGCGTACTGCAAATCGTGTCAAACCCTGAATAACAGAAAGAAACAGAAAATTGGAGGGGGGGGGAATCCCGACCTCGCAGGATTCACTCCTCGCCAACTCATTGAAGAGTTAAGGGCGAGGGGCTATAAAGGAAAGTTAATTTACACAAAGGAAATTACGCTATAACCAAAAACCAAGAGCAATGAGTAATAAAAAGCAATTTCAAAAGTGGTTTACCTACTTCGACTTTATTCCTCCGTGTCCCGGCTCAAAAGGCCAGTGGCAGGTGAAGGAAGATACAGATGTGCAGACTCCTATTTGTGCTGTACCTGACCCTATCGGTGGCGAACGGGATTCAGATGGTCTTAATCCGAGACAGCGAGCAAATGCAAGACTTATCGCGGCGGCTCCCGAACTTCTTGAAATGGTAATCCGACTTGAACCGCGCGGCACACAGAAGGATAAATTCGACATAGGAGCACTTGTAGCAAGGATTGAAGGTCACATTTAAGTCGGCTCGATATGGAATCAATATAACTATGGAAAAAAAGAAGACATACCGAGTAACCATCGAGCTGGGTAGCGAAGAAATTATCGTCTCGGCCTCGACTCAATCTGAGGCAAGGCGAAAGGCCATCGGTAAGTTGAACCGCAAAAAGGCATCATCCTACATTCGGACACGGTGGTATGACAACCGAAAACAAATTGACGTAGACGAGATATGAATATTCTGAAACTCACCTTGCGTCGAAAATGGTTCGATATGATACTGCGAGGAGAAAAGAAGGAAGAGTATCGAGAAATTAAAGTTTCATGGACTCGTCGGCTCATGCGTTCCAACGACATAGATTCAGTCTATTGCCCTGAATATTGGGATGATGCTACGGAAGCTATTCTCAACGATACGGTTGAACAAGACCACTTTGATATTTATTTCAGAGAGTTCGATGCAATTGAATTTTATCGCGGTGCACCCTATTTCGGTCAAGAACTGCCGCGAATGCTGATTGAATGTCAGAATATATCTGCTGGATTTGGCCGGCCGGAACATGGTGCTCCGTCTGATTGCAGGGTTTACATCCTAAAACTCGGACACATTATTGAAACCCACAACTGCAATGACTTACAAATAAACTGATATATGGAATTAAACGAATATCAAGAGCAGGCAATGACGACCTGTACGGAAAGTAGCCAGAACTTCAGCTACATGATGCTGAATCTTGTTGGGGAGGTTGGCGAACTGGCAAGCAAGGTGGCGAAAGCTATTCGCAAAAATGAAACTGCGTTGAGTTGTGATAACAACCTGCATTGGGCTGGCCCTCATCCAGACCTTTCAGACCTCCGTAAAGAGGCTGGAGACATCCTCTGGCAATTGGCTGGTGTCTGCTCTGTCATGGGCTGGAAGTTGGAGGACATCGCGCAAATGAATCTTTCCAAACTGAAATCCCGCAAAGAACGAGGTGTAATCGTCGGAGACGGCGATAATCGGTAGAATTAAAACAGAACCAATGAAAACAATGTTATACGAATTTATCACCATAATCGACCCGATTACTTTTCGGGCATCGAATAACTCAATCGCATTCGTCGTAGCAACTGCACTCGGACAAGGAAAGGCAGGATGCGAGAATCGCGATACCGGAGAAAGTATAGATAGCATGACAGCCTTCATGCCTGATAATAAAAGGCAGGAGGTTTATCGAAATTATTGCGGCGAGGATGTGAAAGAGTTTGTCATTGAACATGCCCAAGAAATCGCAGATGCCTACAAGAGTTTCGCATACGGCTCTGTAAGTGAACGTCGTACCTACGATGCGGCAATAGCCGTGATTACCGACCCAAAGAAACTTGAGGAGTTCAAGACGGTACACGAAGACCAGAATCGAACCAGCTTGAGTCGATGGGTTGATTTCGCATGGAAGCAAGGTGAGGCAATTCAGCGGAAAATAGACGCAGACAAACAAGTTTAACCTAAATAACAACCGATTATGAAAACAATTTGCATCATCATTTCCGTACTGGTGGCCGTGGCCGCAATCTATTGTTGGATGAAGCTCCGCAAGTGGACTATCACCTTCGATGCTTCGTGCATTACCGAAGACCGCCAGAATATCCCATCGACCAAAAAACCGAATAACCTCCCGGCCCGCGACGCAAAGGGGCGCTTCGTAAAACGCAAGTAACAATGAGCTATGTAGAATCCTATACCCAGCAAGCGTGCGTCGCATGGTTCAATGCGAAATATCCCTCCCTTTCCGGAATGTTATTCGCAGTCCCAAACGATGGTAAACGAGCAATGAAAATGATTCGTACCAGCACAGGTTATAAAACCATCTGTGTCGGTGGAAGCCGCAAAAAGGCGGAAGGTTTGGTCGCTGGTGTGTCAGACTTAATTCTCCTTGTCCCTCGCGGAGGGTTCGGCGCACTTTGCATTGAACTCAAAACGCCAAAGGGCCGCCAATCTGCCGCCCAAAAGGAATGGCAACGAAAAGCGGAAATGGCTGGTAATAAGTATATCATCTGCCGAGACGTTGAAACCTTTTCAGAAGAGATAAAAAAATACCTCGATAAGTAGGTATAATATACCTATTATTTTGTAACTTTACACAATAAATCAATACTTTATGAAAATTTACACGTCATACTTCGCGAAAGCGGCCATACTCCGAAAAGCTGGCATTGTACCTATCGGTGTAGCACTCTGGCCGCCACGCTTTTTCCGAGGTATTTCCATGAAGCAGGTGGCCCCGCGACGCTATATGCTCGACGACCGTCTGACCGACGAAGAATATATCAGGATGTATCGTAACGATGTACTACGATTGGTAGACGCTCGGTCTTTCATCCAAGACCTTGAACGGGCGAGCCGAGGAATGGACGTCGCTCTGTGCTGTTTCGAGAAGCCGGGTGACTTCTGCCACCGACACATCCTCGCCAAGTGGCTCAACGAACAGACCGGCATTGAGGTTTCGGAGTTCGGAGTAGCCGAGTCGAGGCAAGAAACCCTGAAACCTGAACAACAAAGCCTTTTCTAACGATGGAAATGACAGCGCAACTGAAATTCAGAGAGCTTCGGACGGACGACCTTTCGGGAATCCTCTCATCCGAGCAGGAGTACCTGACCGACCCCAATATCTGTCTGCGGTCGGTCAAGGAGGACGTCGCAAAGAGTCTCCATTCGGGTATGAGTTTCGGAGCGTTCTTGAACGACGTGCCGATTGCTTACAATCTCTGCTACGGCAATGAGTATTGCATCGGGTTCGTCGAAAAGTGTTTCGTCCATCCATCCTACCGAGGTCGCGGCCTTCAGTCTACACTACTGATGATGAATATGGCCGCAATGATGAATCGAGGCATCATCGCCGCCTATGCGCTGACATCGCCGAACAACCCGTGGAGCCTCCGAAACTTCAAAGCACGAGGATTCGAGGTCGTTGGCAAAACTGAAATTGAGGGTTACAAACGATTGATTTTGAGAAATGGTAATTAAGATTGACAGAAAGGCGATAGCCTTCAATATCAATAAGGCAGAAAAGATTGCAGGCGGCATCCCTGTCTCCATCATGCTCAAAAAGTTCTATGAGTATATAGCTGATATTGAGTGCGTGAAGACGCTGAAACTCTACTCGCAAGGTCTCACAAACACCGTATGCTACGCACTCCATTCGGCAGGTTCTCGGCACTCTGGAGCCGTGGTAGCAGACTTCGACGATTTCCGAGAGTGTTACCATGTTTGCGACATTCGTGAGTTCTACATACCGCTCAATGCAGATGATGACCGCGAGGGTCTTGGCATTCGTCGTATCGAACGTCTGGCCAGCCGAATCCGCAAATACGCCAGCGACGTGAAACTTTACATGATGATTACGTCGGGATGCTTGAACGACCATCACCCCGGACTGCCTCGAATCGAAAATGAGTGGGTGTTATGGGCTTACTATCTTTTCGACGGAGTAAGCGTCGGCGGTAGCTTCTATCTTGCCGAGTTGGATTCATACATGAGAGAGACGGAGCGGCATCGGAGTTCCCAGCCTCCGATTTTCATCACGGACGTCCGCATCGGGGAATACGCCTTATTTGGCACGATACCCTTCTGCGATAAAAAGCACTTGTTTGGCCGCAATGCTATCACCGTAGAATCGGAGGTTATCGGAGTGTACCCCGAACGCCGGCAGATAGTAGTCCGCGGCGGCTACTCCGAAATCGACACCGACCAATGCACGCTGTTGTCCGGCGGCCTCTCTTTCTCGGATATTTCGAGCGAGTACACCATCTACAACGACCCCTTCCTGCGCTACAAACGAGGTGACAAGGTGGAGGTCGTACCTAACTATAAATCATTAGTGAAACTTCAAAATGTGGCACGAGAATATACGAAATAGGACATTCGGATTCGAGCTGGAGTTTGCTGATGCGGACAAACTGTTGCTTTCGTTGCCGGCTGGTTATAAGTGGACGGACAACAAGCTGACGATGATGAATAATTCGGACGGTTCGGCGGTTACCCACCACGGTCAATACGGCGGAGAAATCAACACCCGCCCGTATCATTACACCGAAGAAGACCTTGCCGAATTGCGCGACTTCATTCAATCGCTCCGAGACGCCGGCGGCTACCTAATGTGGAATGAAGGTTTCGATGCTCACTTCTACGTCAAAGATTTTGACCTTGACGTCATCAAGAGGCTGTTCGCGTTATCCTATTATACCGCGGTTCCCGTGAAAAAGATTTTCGACTTTCCGGAATGGTGGGACACAAAATATCTTGCCCCGACCCCGACTGCGGACGTGGTGAAGCGAGCACTTGCGGCAGATTCTCTTGAAAACTTCCTCAAGGTATTTAGCAATGGTTCCGACCGCGGGCACATCCGCTATTGGCTTAATTGTGTTTCCATTGAGAAAATCGGCACAGTTGAGTTTCGCATCTTCAACTCGTCGTGGAATTTTGAGGAAACGCTTGAAACCATCAAGTTCATGTACTCTTTCGTCGAGTATGCCTACCTCCACGAGGATATGGAAGAGTATAAGACGCTCACCACGGTCGAAAAGTGTATCGCGGCATTTCATATTGACCCGGAGAAGATTCCGCACAGACATAAGCCCCTCCTTTGGGCGGCGGAGCACTCGGACAATATGACAGTCGTAGGTGAAATGTTCAAGAAGTCGAATCGGATGCTGTCTTACATCAAAAAGGCATCTTCAAAATTCGACGTTGTGCGCGTAGTGAACTCCTATTATTTCGACATCGAACAGGTCATTAACCCCCGCGAAATCGTCGTCTATACGAAGGAGTATTTCATTTACCTGCTATTTAAGGCTATCAAGGGTGAAATAAAAGAGCTTACATTCGACGAAGAATATAGCTTCCTCAACATCCAATCTGATAAACCGAGTGAGATTGTTGCAACCCTGCATTTGTTCAATGCCATCAAAAAGCACAAGAAGTCTGACGACATATACCATCAAGGGCTGTACCGGGACTTTGTAGGTAAGTTGGAATACTACACCAAGAAATATAGCGAGAAATACCAGAAACTCGTTGATAATCTATCGGCCAAGAACATTTCGGTCAAGTATTGCGCAGACCTTGAAGACGCGATTCTGGACTGTGGAAGCGACGACCTTGTGATTTATCAATCGGAGTTTCTTGCATCCCTTCGGGCGGCCAGTAACGCGATGGAAAAAGCCCTTACCGAGGATTTCGGCATCCAAGAAAGGAAACGAACACATTACGCATCCATCGACGAGGAGCGCGTTAGCTATCTTGCGATTACTCAACATCAATACATGGGCCGCAAGAAGGTTTTTCGCGATGGCCGCACTTGTATCTATTCCAACGCTACTGAAAGTGGTGATAACAGTTTCAGCAAGCGTACCATCGTACCTCTCAAATATCGTCGTCTGCCGGATGATTACCAATTCTCGGACAAAAGCCAGATTCGGTTCATGCGGGCCAGCATGAGTGAAATCGACTACCTCCGAATGATTTACCTGAAGAAAGACATCATCCTCGGTTCGGCTCCGTTCTGCTATCTCTGGTTCATCGACGACTACGTGTTCGGAGCAAGCATGTTCGACTTTATGAAGGTCGATAAGTACGGCACGGACGCCGTGTCCATGAAGAGCGACTTCGTGATAGACCATCCACTCCAGAAATTGAGCAAACTGCTCATCATGGGGGTTCTCTCAACCGAATACCGCGACGAGTTGTGCATCCGCTTCAAAACGGAGGTAGGCCGTATCTGCACCTCTGTTTTCACCGATAAGCCGGTGTCAATGAAATACCGCGGTGTCTTCGACCTCGACGAACGTGGCATCGGCAAGCTCTACTACAATCAAGTGGCTGGCAAACTCGGCTCGCTTGATTCGATAATGAAGGAATTTCTGAAACGATTTTACAAGAGCAAGTAATATGTTGGAACTGAAAGGAAAATACGGAAAAGACTGCAAGGTTTTCATCGACAATGTAGAGGAAGCCGCGCTTTCAACGATTTACTCCATACTCGACGATGAAGTGTCGGCGAATGTTCCGGTTCGTATCATGCCGGACACCCATGAAGGAGTGGACATCGTTATCGGCTTCACGATGCCGATTTCGGACAGAGTAAATCCGAATCATATAGGCGTCGATATTGGTTGCGGAGTAACATGTGGGCGCATCCCCAAAATGTCGATGAGCCTTGCGGAAATAGACGAGCGCATCCGAGCCGCTATCCCAATGGGGTTCGCGCATCGTTCATCGCTTCATCCATTTGCATCGGAGAACTCGGCGATGGAAGCACTTGCAACCAAAATCGGGCAAGACCCCCAAAATGTCTACCGACAACTCGGAACCCTCGGAGGAGGCAATCATTTCATCGAAATCGGCGAGGCCGATGGGGATTGGTATATCTTCATCCATACCGGTTCACGAAATTTCGGCCTTCAGGTCTGCAAATATCATGCGACAAAGGCAAAAGCCAATGGGTCGAAATATTTATTCGGAAACGATATGAAGGAATATTTCGACGATATGATTGTTGCCCAAAGGTTTGCCGGCCAAAACCGATGTGCCATCGTAGCAAGTATCATGGGGGCACTCGGCATTACAGGCGAATATGTCTGCGACACCACACACAACTACATTGATTTCACGAGGAACATTATCCGTAAAGGGGCGGTCAGGGCAGAAGCAGATGAAACACTTGTTATCCCCATGAATATGCGCGACGGCGTACTGCTCTGCAAAGGCAAGGGAAATCCCGATTGGAATTACTCGGCCCCTCATGGAGCCGGTCGCGTTCTTTCCCGTGCCCAAGCCAAACGACAGCTCGATATGGCGGAGTTTGAAAGGCAAATGGAAGGTATCTACTCGACCTCTGTCTGCGACTCAACATTAGACGAAAGCCCGATGGCCTACAAGGATATGCAGACCATCATTGACTGCATCGGCGACACAGTTGAAGTCGTTAAAGTCGTCAAACCAATCCTCAACATAAAAGCGAAGTAGTTATGAATTATGAACGCGCAATGATGATAAAAGCGGCAAAAAGGCATGTAACAAGGCTTCTCGAAGGCAGAGCAAAGAAAATAATATGCCTTGACTTTCCGTGTGCGCTGGTATGGACTGAAAGCATCGAAAGTGGCGTAGATAACCCTATGACGGCCGACTTACCCGAATACGCTGTAATAGACAAAGAAAGCGGAGCAATACGATGGACGGAATTTTCCGACCTCCTGAACGCCGACCAACGCGCCATGATAAAGGCGAGTGCGGCAATGTGCGCCTCCAAACGTGCCGGATTGGTGCATTACACAATAGGGTCTGAAAGAAGATAAGTATTTGAGATTCATTAACCATAGAGCAATGAACAAAAAGACAATCAGAAAGAATGCCCGCCAATTCTGCGGATGCCCGAACGCTGGTATTTCTTGCGAAAAAGACTTATGCAAAGGGGCTTGCTGTGTAGCCCGCAAGAGTTATGAAGGTTACGTCGCTGGTTATGAATCCTGCCATACACGCCTTCGGAAGTTCGCCAGTCGTGTCTATTCCATTCTTGGAGTAAAAGCACTCAACGGATGCGACGACAAGACGTGGGACAAGTTCTGCAACGGTAACGGAACGGACGTAGGCAATGACATGAACAGTCTTGTAAGAACAGCTCAAAAACTTTCAAAATAGCATGGGACGATTCAAAATTGAAGAGGTTGAGATTTCCAAAATTCGCCTCATTGACAAGAATGCGCGGTACATGGAACAGACCGATTTCCGCGCGTTGGTAGACAACATCAAACGGGATGGCGAACTTTCGTCAGTCCCCTTCTGCGTGAAATACCCTGACGGCCACTTTACCGTGGTTTCTGGTAACCATCGTGTCGAAGCGGCAAAGATGGCCGGTCTTACCATCATTCCGGTCATGTACGTTCTGGAAGAAGACACGTCAAACGACGAGATTCGCGCAAAGCAACTTTCCCACAACTCAATTTCCGGCAAGGATGACCCGGAAATCATAAAACAGCTTCTCGACGAAATCCGTGACGTGGCCTTCAAGGAGTACGCCCACATCAGTAATGAAATTCTGGAAGGAGTAAAAGACATCGACTACACCGTGGAAATGCCCAACAACGAAGTCGTGCCCGTAACCCTTATGTTCGTAGACACCAGCAAGGCCGCACTCGACCGCCTTTTGGAAGAACTGGAAGCCTATACTCCAGCAGAGTTGGAGAATACAATCATCATGGACAAGAACTACATGAAGCGGCTGAACGAGGTTACAGCGAAGGTATCGAGCCGATTCAAAATCAAAGCACAGGCGTTGAGTGTGTGCAAAATGGTCGAACTTGTAGACAATATGCTGGATGGCGGACGAGAAAACAACGCGACCGAGTAATGTAGAGAAAGCAGAAGCGAAAAAGTCTCTTACTACCAAAAGGAAGAAGAAACTGTTTCTTGAAGCACTCTCCAAAAGGCTGTTGAATGTTTCGGCGGCCTGTAAAGTCGTGGGCATATCTCGCAATACTGTATATCGGTGGAGGGACGAAGATGACACCTTCAAAAAAGATTGGGATAACGTGGCCGAAGAGTTCTACGACAATATCGAAACGGCCATGTTCTCCAAAGCCACCATCGACAAAGATACCACGATGCTCATTTGGCTGTCGAAGACCAAGATGAAGCACCGCGGGTATGTTGAGAAGACAGAAACCGACCTCACGGTAAATCCATTCCTCGAATTGATGAAAGCCGCGACCTCCGATGATAAGCCCCAAAAGTAGTTTCGGACAGAGTAAAAAAACTTGCAATTAGCTGAAAAATAAATAGTTATCTGTTTGGTCAAAAGTTACATTCTTTGTAGATTTACATATCAATAAAAGAATAACAAACAATTAAAATACAGATAGTTATGATACGAGGCACTGTAAAGTTTTTCGGAGACAAGAATGACAAAAACACCTACCAGCTTGAGGTTGAAAACGGGTGCTTGTATGTGATTCGAAATTTCAGAGGAAATGAACTGGAGCAAGACCGTGTTGCGTCTGGCTGGCCACTCGCGAATGCTTTTGGCCACCCCAGCCTGTGCATCGACGGCGGAACCGACTGGTTTGTTTATCCCACGAAAGAGGCCTACGACGAGATTAAACAGATGGTTCAGGATGCCGACTAAAACAGAGCGAGCCTTGTTAATGTTCCGTGCAGGTGATTTTCGCGGCGCATTTTCGATTTTCTCCTCCTTTCGGGTGGGATTCACCAGAGAGGAGACAAGAACGCTTCAAATCGCCTCGGAGAGCCTCGGAGGGCATGCCGAGTTTTACCAGAGTCTCGGAGTTGATACGAACGCCGAGGTGTCAAAAGCGAAAGAAATAATCAGAACCAAATACCAAGAGCAATGACAAGCAAAGAGAGTTTTGACAAACTTCACGAGATTGAAGTTCGAATGAAGAACTGGGAAACCCTTGAAGAAAGGGAGGAAATGGAAAAGGAGCGAGAGCAAGCCATTAAAAACCTTGTCCCGGAGGTTGGATTAAAGTGTACCATCGTTTACTATTCCGACTACCGTGCCGCAACCGTAACACAAGTATTAACTGGCAGCAAGATAGCGGTCAGGTTCAATGCTACAAACTGCGTGGACTACTTTGCCGGCAATTACGACATTTTGCCTGAGTTGGAAGGCGGAGAGAAGATATTTACCAAGCGCAGAAACGGCAAGTGGATAGCAGAAGGTCAGGAATGCCGCGATGGAGTTCGTTTGGCACTTCATTATCAACGGCATTACATCAATCCTGAATACTGATGGGCCGCATGGAAAGCATACTCAAATACCTTGAATCGCGTGCCGCGAGCATCAAGACCAGCATATCGAACGCCGAAGACCGCCTTTTCGACGCCAACCGCGCGGAGACCGAAAGAATCAGCAGGATGGGTTGGGGCTATGGAATGAGGCATAGCAAACTCAACTTTTCCACCTCGCAGTCGGACAGAATCAAGGAGCGCATCAATAGCTTGAAGGTGAACCTTGATAAGATTCAACGAACGATAGAATTTGTCAAATCAATGAAGTAGCACCATGAGCAAGAAACGATTTTACGCTGTGCCTACAAAGTTCGTATTCAGCGGAACATTCAGAATCAAAGCGGAAAGCCAAGAACAAGCCGAAGAATATGTGCAAAAACATTGTGGTCTTGTGCTTGGCGGAGAAATTCACTCCTCGCTCCCCAACGACGAAGTTGATTGGGAATTTGATGTTCACCCCGAAAAAATCATAGGACATGGCAAGGTTGAACATTGAGCGGATGGAGCGGCTGGAACCGGAGCGCATAGCCCATGCGGTTCGGCGAATTGAGCAACTTGGCTACACAATCACGCTGCGGGATAACAAGAAAATACAGTTCATTCACAAAGGCAAGACCGTTACGTTCTTCCCGTACAGCGGGTGGGCAACCGGCAAAACGATACAGGACGGACGAGGGCTTGACAAACTCATAAAGCAGTTGAAAAATGGACTTGATTGAACAGATTACAACCGTCGCCACTTCTTTGGGATGGCAGGTTACGTCGATACCTCCGTTCCGAGCGTTGTTGAATTCGAGTTTTCCCAATATACGCCGGCAGGACAGGACTTTGATTTCTGTGCAGAAATGAAAGATAACGACCCCGACACCCTCTTGAAAGAAATCGAACAATATTACGAGGGTTATGACCCCGACTATGAAGCCTATCTGTGGATAGGCACGGACGGCCACGGCAAGAACGGTGCTCCGTATCATATCAAGGACATTGTAAGCGATATGGAAGCGGCAGAGGCAATGATAAACACTCTTTACGAAACCTTGAAAACTGCGCTACAATGAAAACTATGGAAGGACGCTTGTTGTACTCGGTTTTTAAGTACAAAGGTTCGACCTATCAAGTTAGAACTACCAAAGCGGCAAACAGGTGTTCGATGTGTCATGCTCAACCATGTAGAGACAGAAAAATAGCCACGCTTATCAAATACTTCGGCCCATGTCTCGGAGAAGAGCGGTCTGATGGTATAGACGTAATTTTTAGAAAAGTAAGATAATGATTGAAGCACCCAGCTATTTGTGCAATGCGGTAATTATTCTCACCGCCCACAAACTTGGAAAGGATGTCGATGGCGTAAGCCTCGCCCAGCAAGTATGGGCAGACAAAAGTTTGCCCGAACCTCATGTAATCTCTATGTTGGCAAAGTCCGCCAACACAGCAAGAGAGCGAGTTTGCATAGCCGGCCTTGCCAAAGACGCAGACCGTATTGCAGAAGAAATGTTTACAACTGAATCCATAAGATGAAACCGACACCATGTTATTGTGGGGAATGTTCTTTCCTCAAAGCCGAAGATAGTTGCGGCTTCGGCTACTGCGAAATATCCGACAACGAGCGTAGTTGTCGAGACAAATGCGAGTTCGGATTCTACCGAATGACGAGATACCATGCAGAACGCATCCTGCACTATTACCAGAGGTGGAGACGAGGCGCGAAATGCAAACAGCCCCATCCGTTCGTTATCGGCAAAGCAATGGACGTAGCGATAGTTGCACTTCGCAAAGACAGAAAAAAAGCGCACAGTGTTTCATAAAACAGAATTATATTTTGTAAAATGAAATTCTTTGTGTATATTTGCACTATAATTGATGCACAACCCAAATAGACATGAGGATTTTCACCGAACAGGCTATCAAGGAATACGCCGAGAAGCACCCAGAATCAAAGGTTGCTTTGCAGGATTGGGTACAGAAGGTCAAGAAAAGCGAATGGAGTTGCTTCGCGGATATAAAAAAGACCTTCAATAGCGTTGATAATGTAGGCAATCAGCGTTATGTATTCAATATCAAAGGAAATGATTTCCGTCTGGTCGCCGTGATTAAGTTTACAATTCGGTTTGTATATATCCGATTTATAGGGACGCATAAGGAATACGATAGAATTGATTGTCGGAACATATAAAAGTAGAGCAAGTATGACAAAGATTGAGAACAAAACCCAATACGATTGGGCAGTTAATCGAGTTGAAGAGTTGCTTCCGCTGGTAGACGACAATACGCCGAAAGATGACGCAAATCTCATCGAACTTGAGCTGTTGTCGAACCTCGTGGCAGACTACTCCGAAGAACACTTCGCTATTGGCACTCCGTCGCTCGCCGATGTGATGAAATTGCGAATGTATGAAATGCACTTGACCCAGCGAGGTCTTGCGGCAATGCTTAATATCAGTCCGTCGCGTGTCAGCGCCATTGTGTCGGGAAAGACAGAGCCAACGTACAAAGTAGCACAGGACATCAGCCGAAAACTGAATATCGACGCGAGTATAGTGCTGGGTGTTTGTTGATGGTTATTGAGCAGAAACATATCGACCTCTTCAATTCGTGGCGGGCAGACTGGAACAAGTTTGTCCGCGACGTTTTGCACGCCAGACTTGACCGAGAGCAACAGGCTATCATCACATCCATCCAGACCAATCCGATGACGGCTGTTGCGAGTGGGACAGCTCGTGGTAAGGACTTTGTTGCCGCCTGCGGCTCGCTATGCTTCATGTACCTGACTCCGACATTTGACGAACGCGGCAGGCTCGTCGGCAATACGAAGGTTGCGATGACGGCCCCTACTGCGCGACAGGTCGGCAATATCATGTCACCGGAAGTTCGCCGTTTGTTCAAGGCCGCGCAATTCCTTCCGGGCCGACTTGTCGCATTCGACATTCGTACCGATTACGAGGAATGGTTTCTTACCGGATTCAAAGCAGGAGACGATGCGACCGAGGCTTGGTCTGGTTTCCATGCGGTCAATACCATGTTTGTCGTAACCGAGGCTTCAGGTATCTCCGAAGCGACCTTTGCGGCCATCGAAGGTAACTTGCAGGGTAATTCGCGGCTCTTGATAGTCTTCAACCCGAATGTTACCACCGGATATGCGGCCCGCGCCATGAAGTCAGAACGATTCGCCAAATTCCGTCTCAATTCGCTGAACGCCGAAAACGTAGTGAAAAAACAAGTCATCATACCCGGTCAAGTGGACTACGAGTGGGTGAAAGACAAAGTGAAAAGTTGGGCATCTCCCGTAAGTGAGCAGGACTTCAATGAAGGAGAGGGTGATTTCAAATTCGAGGGAGGATTGTATCGTCCAAACGACCTTTTCCGAATTAAGGTGCTCGGAATGTTCCCGAAGGTTGCAGAAGACATCCTTATCCCCTACGAATGGATTGAACTCGCCAACCAGCGTTGGTGTAAACTGCAAGAAGAAGGATTTGAACCAATCGGCTCCTGCCGTGCCGGAGTCGATGTAGCCGGCATGGGACGCGACGAAAGTGTCGTATGCAAACGATACGGGAGCTACGTTCCCCAATTCGAGCGGCATCAGTCCGCAGGAAAAGCAGACCACATGCACGTCGCAGGCATGGTAGCCAGAATCCTCCAAGATGACAATGCAGAGGCATACATTGACACCATCGGAGAGGGTGCTGGTGTATTCTCCCGTCTTTGCGAGCTGGGATATAAAAATGCCGTTTCGTGCAAATACTCCGAAGGGGCACGCGACCTGCACGACATTACCGGCCAGCACGAATTTGCTAACATGAGAGCTTTCTTATTCTGGTGCGTGCGGGATTGGCTCAACCCCAAGAACAAGATGAACCCGGCACTCCCTCCCAATGACAAGTTTGCAGAAGAGGCAACCGAAATTCATTGGAAGTTCGTAAGTGATGGCAAAATCATCATCGAACCCAAAGACGACATCAAGAAGCGTATCGGCCGGTCTCCTGACGATTTCGATGCTCTTGCCAATACTTTCTATCCGAGCAACGCTATCGAAAGTGTGTCCGATGCGGATATTGAAGATGATTTTTCATAGTAAAGTAGGTATAATATCCCTATTTTGTTGTATATTTAGCCCGACATTTGGATATGGACAGCAAAGATTATTTCAAAACAGCCAAGAATCTCAACCTATCAACGGAGGTTCCGAATGAAGACCAAATCGAGGCCGTAATCACCAAGATAGAGGCTCGTTTGGCTGAAAAGGTTATGAATAGGGCCGCCAATCGGTCAGTCAAAGAAGGTTACACGATGGCGGTCGAAATGCTCCGGCGCCGACAGAAAGACTATGCAGGCATCGAAAAACTCTCAACGACCAGAGCAAGGGCGATTGCCTCTCTTGCCGCAGATTATTTGAACGGTGAATGTTCGGAAGTTATCTTCTGTCATGTACCGATAAAAAGATTTTAGACAATTCGCCGTGTAAAGACGCACGGCACACATACGGAACGAAATGGACATCAACGAGATTATTAGCGAAGACCGACCTATTGCTCAAATCATCGCAGACCTGAAAGACAAAACCACCCCTGTACCTTTGTGGGAGGAATTGGAGGAATATTACGACCCTAAAAAGCACGAAATCATTACCAATCCTGCCCTCCGGCCAAGAGATAAACGGAAAAAGAACGGCCAGATAGACCGCGCTGCCCGCATTTTATACCCTGCCGAGAAAATAGTTACTCGTCGGATGAACCAGATGTGTTTCACCATTCCGGTCGAACGCAAGTATGAAACGGAGGACGATGAGACTTTGAAGGAAATCGCCAATGCCATCGAAGCTATCTACGAGAAGGTCAGAATCAACGGAGTGAACAAAAACCGGATGCGTGCATATTTCGGGGCCTGCGAGGTATGTACTGTATGGTATGCAGTTGAAGAGGAGAACGAAGACTATGGTTTCAAGTGCAAGTATAAGTTCAAATGCCGGAGCTATTCTCCCATGCCGACCAAAATGTCGAAAATCAGCGAAGCGAAATTGTGGCCGGTTTTCGACGAGTATGATGATATGGTGGCAATGTGCATCGAGTACACCATCACAAAAAAGAAACAGACAACGTATTATTTCGACTGCTATACGAAGGACACGTTCAAGAGCTATTCCAGCAAAAACGGCCTTTATACGGATGCAGAAATCGAAACCAGACCTATCCCCATCGGTAAAATTCCGGCGGTGTACCTGTGGCGTCCGGCTCCTATTTACGACGGCATTGCGAACAACCGTAGCGACATTGAACTTACGCTTTCACGAACCAGCGACGTAATACGCAAAAACTCCGCTCCGATTGTCAAGGTCGTCGGCGACCTCATCGGAGATAAGCCGGACGGCGGAGAAGCCCGCGAGGTTTATAAACTCAAACAGGGTGGAGACGTCGGATTGGTGTCGCCTGCTGTATCGCACGATGCAATCCAATACTACATCAGCCAACTCAAAGAGAACATCGAGGAAGATACCCAGATGCCGAATTTGTCCATGACGAATGTGAAGAGCCTCGGCAATATTGGCGCAGATGCCAGAAAAACCCTTCTTGCCGATGCCCACATGAAAGTTGGCGAAGAGAAAGACGACATCATTTGGGCGTTCGACAGAGAGTGCAACATCATCAAAGCCTTCCTCGCTGAAGCCAAGAATGAATGGCGAGACGGCATCAAACGCCTCAAAGTATCACACCACATCACCCCGTTCGTTCAGAATGACCGGGCCGCGAGAATTTCAGAACTGACAGAAGCAACCGGGGGAAAGCCGGTTATGTCTCAACAGACTGCGGTAGAACGTCTCGGCGAGGTCAAGGACGTAGACGCAGAAATGAAGCGACTCAAAGAGGAACAGCGGGCCGAAACAGAGTCCTCGCGTGTTGTAGACGTATTTGAGGGTGCTCGATAGCTATGCCGACAAAACGCATAAATCAACGGGAAGAATATACCGCTCACTACACCCGTATTGAGCGGTATATCGCATTGATAGATGCCATATTCGAGCAGGTAAATAAGGATTCGGTCAAACTTGCAAAGTCCGTCAAATATGATGGTTCCAAACTGTTCGCATTCAGTAATTATCCCAAGCTGAAAACACGTTTTGATGAATTGATGGACACGATGGCGTCGGATGTTCAGGCGGTCATTATCAACGGAGTAACGGCAGAATGGGACGAAAGCAATGTTAAGAATGACAATCTGACGAAAAGTATTCTCGGCAAGAAACTTTCAGACCGACAAATTGCCGGCAAAGAATATCAAAAGTATTTTCAAGGTAACGATGGTGCGCTCAAAGCCTTTATAGAACGGAAAGATAGCGGCATGAATCTATCTGCCCGTATTTGGAATATGACAAAAGAATATCGGTCAAACCTTGAACTTGCATTGTCTGTTGGTTTATCGGAAGGCAGAAGTGCGGCAGAGGTGAGCCGAGATATTCGCGAATATCTAAATGAGCCGCAAAGATTGTTCCGCCGTGTCAGAAATCAATACGGAAGCCTCGTCTTGTCGAAAGCGGCCAAATCATACACGCCCGGTTCTGGGCAATATCGTAGTAGCTATAAGAACGCGCTACGTCTTGCCCGAACCGAGATAAACATGGCTTATAAAACAGCAGACTATGAGCGTTGGCAACAACTTGATTTCGTTGTCGGATATGAAGTAAAACGGTCTGGCCGCAAATACTCATGTTCGGTATGCGAAGCCTTTGCCGGTAAGTATCCAAAATGGTTCAAGTTTACGAGTTGGCATCCAAACTGTCGGTGTTACGTCATTCCGATTTTGATGAAAGACTCGGAGTTCTGGGCCGAATCAAAAACGAGCGTCAATGAGGTTAAAGACGTTCCGCCCGGCTTCAAAAAGTGGTGCTCCGATAATATGACACGGGCAAAGGAATCCTCTTCCGTTCCCTATTGGGTACGCGATAACTTCAAAAAAGGGCGTCTTGAGAACGGCCTTCGTCTTGTGTAAAGTGCTGGGTATTTCCCAGCACTTTTTTTATAAGCCCGTGCGCGAAAAATAATCGCAACTCACTGAAAAATAATAGGTTATCCGTTTGGTAAAAAGTCATAAACTTTGTAGTTTTACAATACAAATAAAAGATAATCAATAAGTTATGAAAGCAACCCACAAATACACCGAAGGAAAGACTAATCGACAAAAAGCAAATATGGCTCTGAAGGCGATGTCAAACCTGCAAGGCTTCGACAACGGAACAATATCCAATCCCAACGACCTTGCAAGTTCGGTAATGGAGGATGGCCGCACACTCATAGCCACGATAGCACAAGATGGGTATGTCCGCTATAACGACGGCTGGAATATCGTAGAAGTCGATGATTTTTGCCTGTATGTGGATTTTACAGGATTTGCAGTTAAGGAAATGGGAAATCCTGAATACGAAATTGATTCAGACTTTCAAGAATCAGAGGCAGATGAAATCTAAACACAAAAATAATGACAATATGAACGAGCATTCAATACTACTCAACGAACGTGACTTACTGCGTTTCAAAATAATTTCTGGTGGATTTATGAAGAGCATCCCATGTACTATGGTGCTACGCCTTATGGATACAGAGGAATTCGGTTGTGATTATTGCCGAGCTTTAGGGCTTATTTTGGAATTATTTCCGGAAATAGACCGAGTGGAACTTGAAAAAGAGTTGGATAAATATGTATAACTCGCGTGGCTTGTTCTACGCTATAATTAAAAGCAATATGGAAAACTCAATCAACGTAAACGGGTGCTCTGCCTGCCGGCCCGGACAAGAAAACTACACCTCTTACAGGACACGAATCGGTCGCAAGGAGGTGACACGGTGGCAATATGATTACCGCACAGAGGCTGGAGAACTCTTCTCCTGTGTTGGAGCTTCGCTTGATAGCTGTCGGGCCAAACGTGATTTATGGTTATCACAAAGAAAGTAGTCATGGCTCGCACGATAGTCAAAGTTTATTTGAGAGGCAAAGACGGAGACCTTGATAGCTTCATTACTCCGATAAACCTTTCGGAAAAAGACGCCCGTGATTACTACATTGGTAAGTGGTGGAATATGGGTATAGAGACTGATAAAATGATGAAGTGCTACAAAGTTGATATTCTGAAAACCAATAAATAAAGAGCAAAATGGAAAGAGAACGATTTATTAGCATCAACGGTCGGTTCTTGTCTTCGCATGTACTCAAAGAGACCGATTTTGAAATGGCAGAGAATTACATCGCTGTCATCGAGCACAATCACGAGAGATGTAAAACTCCACAGGTGGGCGATATTGTCGAGGGCGCGTATTACGACGGCAGGTATCCCTATAAAAATGGTACGATAGAAGCGATAAATCCGGATGGAAGTCTGAGTATCTGCTATCAACCGTATGTTCCGTTCATCTGGCTCAAAAAAGATGGATTCATCGGAATGAGTGTCAGCGGTGGGCCGTTCGGCAACCACAAGGCAGAAGAACTTGTTCTGGTCGAAGAGAATGACGAGGCGATGTTTTGCGACTGGGGGAATTGCGGAGCCTGCGCAAACGGTGCGGTCAATTTCCTTGCTCCCGTTCGCCGGTGGAGGATTCCCTATGAATGGCGGTCTAAAACCCATGTAGGTGTGATAGACGAACCTAATGAAAGGCAATATCCGATTTCGGTGAAGGAACTTGGAGGGTTCGGAAATATTGCATCCTTCTGGACGATGGAGCAACTCGACCGATTCTGCAAGACCCTCGGAATATCCTACACTCTGATGCAAGAGAGGCCGGGATACAGGGAATATTCGATGTCGCACAATTTCCGTGAGACCAAAGGTTTTTGGAAACTTGAAGATGTACCTGCCGGATGCACCCCGATAAAGTTATTAAGCAACGGTAGCGTGGTGGACGGTTATTTCAGGACAACGGAGCACGAGGTTGAGATATACCGACCTAACCCGAACGCGAAGGCAGTTTACAAGCCGTTGAGCATAGAAGAACATATCGCATTCCAACGAGAGAACGGCATTTATTGAGATTTTAATAAGTGGCTATTATTCAGATGATTGTGTAGTTGGTTTTAGAAAAGTGTATTTTTTTTCTTCAAAAGTAGGTATATTGTACCTACTTTTGTATATATTTGCATCAAGCGTATGACGATGTACGCCACGGATTACTGCACGAAACAACACACTTGCTCTTGGTTTTTAGTAACGTGGGGAGTCTGCTGGCATACGTGTCAGCAGACTTTTATTTAACTAATTACCAACACGATGAGTAAGGTCGCACAAGTAATCGTAAAGTTGAAACCCAAAGTGGCGTCATTGGGGTTCAACCGAATGGAAATCGAGGGTGTTGCATCCCGGATTGCAAACAACCTCGGTGATGATGCCACAGAAGAAGACATTGACGCTGAAATCGACGCGGTGATGCCCTATCTCGAATTAGCCCAGACCTCGGCCAGTCGAATCATCAACAAGTCGAAGGACGGGGATGGCAACAAATCCACTACCGCAACCGGCGAGTCGAAAAAGACTGAAAAGCCGTCCGACAAGGAAGGCGAGCAGGCCAACGAGAAAGAGGAATCGACGGGTGCAATCAATCTCAAAAACATGGATGACCTCAAGAAGCTCCTCGGCGGTATCGTGAGCGAAACCCTTTCACCCATCGCCAAACGGTTGGAAGCTATTGAAGGTAGCAAAATCGCAGACACGCGGCTTTCGCAGGTTAAAGAAATCGCGAAAAAGGCTGGCGGGTCATACGAAAAAACGCTCCTCAAAAACTTTGGCCGTATGACCTTCGAGAGCGACGATGACTTCGCTGAATATCTGACTGAAATTACAGCCGATGTCGATTCCTATGTGCAAGAGAACTCCAACGAAGGACTGAAAAACTCCCCCAAGCCGAAAGGCGGTTCGAGTGAAGGAAGCAAAACCCTCGACCCCGCGCTTCAGGAGCGAATCAGCGAACGTAAGGCCGAAACCGCAGCCCCGGCCATCGCAGGGTTGCCAACCAATCAGTAAAAAACATGGAAAGGAAATTCCATTACACAGCTCCGGCGAAACCCATGCCCGTAGTTTTCGAGCAGGTGTTCGCAGAAAAGCCGGCCGGAGGTGTCATTCCTAATCCGGCCCATGACATCATGCCGGGAACAGCTCTCGACGCAAGTGGCAAGCCTATTAAGGCATACCGTCTGACGAAAGCTGTCGGCAGTAGCGACACCACCATTCAAATCGAAAAAGGAAGCGGTATCGCATCTGGCGACATCATCGGACATGGCAAGAAGGCCGTTGCTTCGACGAAGGTAGACACCAGTAATCCG